GTTTTGCCAGTATAGGTAACATTAAACTTGCTAGCCGTGGTGCTAGCGTATTGAAAACCAGTGCCACTAAAAGTAAAATAACTGGCAGCACCGGCACTGGTCCAAGGTGGGCTATTTACTAAGGTGGCATTACTGGCATTGTTTGATAGGCCAGTCCAGGCCGTTCCTGTACCAGGATAACTTGCGGCGTTACCTGCATCTACATATAGTAACGCACCGTTGCCGTTGAACGAGGCATCATATACATTAAACCCTTGAATGTTTATACCTTGAATGATTGTTGTCATATTATCCTAAGTAAGCCACTGCCCAACTATCGTTGCTATCAAAGTTGATTTGCCCCAACAATACTTTGATTACTAGTGTGTCACCTGCTGCCAGTTTTGCGACTGTACTGACGCCAAAATGGTTTGCCGTACAGTTTGTGCCTGCTTCCCACATGGCTTGGATATTTGCCGTGGTGGCATAGTTTTTAATAATAGCAATTTGCGCCGATGCAGTGTTAGACACACGAGCAACCAGATGCGCTGAGTATAGACCGGCAACAGGAGCAGTGAATATGCCTGTGGTGCTGTTGAGATAACTGCCTTGATTATAGTCGGCTGCCCAATTGTTGCCAGTTAATATGCCGTTGGTGTTTACGGTTGTAGTCAAGTTGGTTGTAGTGCCGTTGCCATACACACGGAATCCAGGTTTGGTTGGTTGAACCACACCGTAGGTGTTGATGGTAGCCAGGGTAGTAAATGCGTTACTGCTACGGAATACAAATGATCCACCGGTGGCATTGCTACCAACGGTAGTGTCAAAATACATTATGCTGTTGGCAGTAGAGTAATCACGAATAGCCATTTGTGCCGGCGTATTACCTGTTGGGAAATACCCTAATGCTACGTTACTGGCCGCACCGTTGCCGACTACAGCAAATGCTGTGCCGTTGGTATTACCCAAGCTGGTTACTGTGCCTGTAACACTTAAGGTATTACCAAAGGTAGCAGGAGTAATTGCTGTAACAACCAACTGTCCTGTTCCGTTTGGATCAATTGTAATGTTACCATTTGAGATACTAGTTAATGAAGTATTGCCCGAGAATACTAAATCACCACCTGTGGGCAATGTTATGTTACCAGTATTATCAAATGTCCAGTTATAACTACCAGCAACTATGCCAACATTTGCTTGTGGGCCAACAACATTGCCGGCTATGCTTACGGTTACATTAGTCAGTGCCGCGCCGTTGCCAACAAAGCTACCAGCTGTGGTAATGTTGCCTGTGGCACTGACAGCACCAACAATAGCTACAATGCCCGTACCAGATGGATCAAGGTTAATGTTGGCATTACCAGAACTTATGATATTACCAGCGTTTAAATTGCCCGAGTAGGTTGGCAAATAAGCAGCCACGTTTGCGTTGCTATAGCTGGCTGGTAAGCCAGTTAACTGTGACGCATTACCAAACAGATAACCGGCACTAATGTTACCAGTGGTAGAAATTGAGTTAGCACCAATGTTGGCTAAATTAGCATTGCCATAGCTGGCTGGAATACCAGTCATTAATGCGGCATTGCCAAGAATATAATTACCTGTGACGTTGCCCGACACACTGAGAGTAGAGCCTAAAATATTAGCACCAGAAATATTACCAGATGCTACAATGCTTGATCCAGCAGCATTAAAGTTCACGCGATTGGCAAACTGAACAGCCGAGCCATTGGTAGTTTGAATAGTGTTGGTTGAGCCAACAATAAGCAAGGCTGTGCCGATCTGAGCGTTACCAGTGGTAAATGTATTGCCCGCAGTAACAGTTCCTGTAGTAGAAATTGCGTTACTACCAAACGCACTTAATAATGTTGCGACATTTGAGTTACCGTATGTAGCTGGTAAGCCAGTAAGCTGACTGCCGTTACCAATGAAATAGTTAGCCGACACATTACCGGTAATACGAGCCAGACCAACCCCAAAATTAGCAACCGGTGTAGCGTTCACTCCGATGGTGGCATTACCGTCGGCACTTAGAATAGCTACACTACTTGTTCCGTTTTGGATATAGTTACTAGATCCACCTGGCAAGTTAGTTAACTGACTGCCATCGCCAAGAATGTAGTTACCGGAGATATTACCATCTGTGCCAATGTCGCCAACAGCAGTAAGACTGCCTGGTAAATTGAGTTGACCGTTGTCGGTAAATGTTGATTGGAATCCATTGGCATCAATAACGATATTTGCTGTAGGAGTTTGTTTTGTAATATTGACTACACCACCACCAGTGTAGGCCAACCAAGTTGTGCTGTCTACTGTAGTAGAGTAAGTGCTGTCTGTATATAAAGCAAAAGTATTGGTGTTAACTGATTGGTAATACCAAGTGCCATTAGCTTCTACGGGCTGACTAATCTCGGATATGGCTAACTGCCCACGAGTTGTTGTAGTAAACGGAAAGCCATATACATCCATAGTAGTAGCGGTGCCTTGGTAGATGGCATTTATACCATCAGCAACAACGGTAGGACTGCCACTTTGGATGCCAGTGGTAATAAGATTACCAGTAGATATATTAACAGCACTGACACTACTAAACCCGTTCAGGCTTGGAGCAGGACTGGCATACGTCGCTGAACTAATATTACCTGCTAATAAAATATTACCAGCTACTATGTTTGCTAGTGTGTTAAACCCGCCGTCCGAGTTAAATGGTTGTTGTGACATTTATATTTTCCTATTAATCTACCATGAGTCCAAATTCTACTGCATCAAAACTTGCCCAGCCATTTTGACCCACTGGAAGTTGTAAAGAGATTTGTATTTGACTGCTTGAACCATAAGCTACAGTAACAATGGTATCTGCTACTGTTGAATTAGCTTTAATTCTGTTGCTTACAGTCCATAAAATTTCGCCAGAGTTAACATAATCTGGAGTAAACACTACATCAAACTGTTCCCAATTGGCTCCTACACCTGTTCCTTGAACAGCAAATGTAACTTTTGCACTGTTAATATACACATCGGGCTCTGTTGAGTATGCTACAGTAGCTGATCCGTCGGATGGTAATGTAACAGCATATGGATTAGATGCGCCTGTGTAAACACCGTTGATAATTCTGCGTGAGCCACGAAGTATTTGTGACTCTCCACCGCCTTCGTTGACATTCTGTGGAGGTAATATTAAGTTACCGGCATTAGTAAATTGCCACTGACCAGTGACACCAGTACCATCGCCATAGTTGGTAATGTTTAATGTTCCGTCCGCATTAACAGTAACGCAACTGGAATACATTCCACTAGAGTAGTAACTGGTTAGACTGGTAAGATTACCTGCTCCGCCGGTGAGCATTGTGCCATCACCTTTAACGCCAGCAGGTCCAATGTATCCACCTTGTGGCAAGTTCAAGTTACCATTGTTGGCAAATTTCCATGTGTAATATGCCCCAAAGACATTGGCGTCGCCTGTACCAATTTCTACATTGCCGACATCATTGTGTATGCGAGTATTGGTTACATTGGCTGTGGCATCACTCGGCACCTGTACAAACGCTTGCCCTTCAACATTGTACCCAAATGTTAAGTATTGTGAACTAATGTTGGCTGCAGCTAAAATGTTAGTGTCAGCAAAAACAATATTACCTGTGTCGCTACCCAGGGAGACCTGTGTGCCGTTGGCATAGTTGACTGCAAAAGTATTGCCTGGCAGAGTTAAGTTACCATCTTGGCCCAGGAACCAGGTTGCCGAAGTATTGCCAGAATTGCTACTAAATGCTATGTTACCATCGACTGTTGCTATTAGTAAATTGTTGCCACCGCCAAAGCCAATCTGTCCTACTTCACTGTTAGCATAGTAAAAATTTAAATCAGCATAAGCATCCAACTGGACAGAAGAACTGGAACCGTGGGTAAGAGACTGATTATACGATTGACCATTGGCGTAGTTGATATTTCCAGGCAAGGTCAAGTTGCCGGTGGTGTCAAATAACCAGTTGTATGTGCCATTAGAACGTAAAGTGTATCCGTCGCTGTTGGTGTAGAAACCACGACCGTTTTGATCACGTAAGTCCAATGATAATGTATCGCCGCTAGTTTTAAGTTGTCCGCTATCGCCTTGACCAAACCCAGCTCCGCTAGGTAATGTTGTAGTGCCATCATTGCCAAAAGTCCACGAACCTGTTATGTCAGCATTGACTCCGGATTGTAATACAATGTTTCCGTAGGTGTTGTTTACTTGAATAGGATCAGAACTACCATTAGTGGGAATTACAACTGCGGCTGTGGCACCTTGTGTTAGGTCTGAATTTTCTAAAACAATACCATTGGAATTAAAAACATCCGTGGTATTAATTTTTACTGCTGATAATGTATTTGAAGTGGAGTCGAATGTAAATCCAGCAGTGCCACCAAATACGCCGGCATCATTATACTGTATTTGTGTATTGGCACCGCCTGGTGTGGCATTGCCGCTGCCACCAGTTTGTGCTGTCCAAGTTAGATTGCCTGTGCCATCAGTTTGTAACACATACCCATTTGTGCCACCTAATATGTGTATATTTGCAACGTCTATTGTGATAGTTGATATGTTGCCAATGTTAGCATTTCCAATGTTCACGCTAGTGATATTAGCACTTCCGGCGTCTAAGTAGCGTGTATATGTGCTGTCCCAACGATAAGCCGAGCTACCCAAGCTACGGATGTTGGACATATTTGGAAGGATATTAACGTTTGAAACTACATTACCAATGCCATTTGGGGCTAAAACCAAGTTTCCATTGGTGTTAATTGTTATAATTCTATTGTCAGTTATTTGAATATTGCTGCCCACAGGGCCTGCGTCGTAGACTGCGGTAAAATCATAGTTTACCTTGGTAAATGCGGTACGTAAAGGATCACCGGTTCCGTCATTGGGTGCAGCACCAGTGTCTATAATTAATTGGGTCATGTGGGGTCCTTGTTAGCCTTTATTGTTATTTATGGTGAAACAAGTTCCAAACAGTATTGCATTGTGTTGTGCGACCATGCTATACTAGCATCATGTTGTTAATAAAACAACTATATTTTAAAAGAGAAAGGTATTTTATTATGATTACACGTTTTAGTCCTAAAACAAAAACTTACAAACTGTTCAATGTTTTGCACAGTGGCCAAAAAGTAACTGCTGCTCAAGCTGAGAAGCGTTTTGGCATCAAGAACATCAGTGCTGAAGTTAGCAGAATCCGTCAAGCTGGATTTGCAGTATACGCAAATTCACGCAAAGCTGGCAACGGCGTTCATGTTACTGAATACGCAATCGGCCGCCCAAGCCGTAAGGTTGTAGCTGCTGGTTACAAAGCTTTGGCAATGGGTTTGGTATAATTCTTAGTTTAAACTAAGCATTTGCAAAAAAAGCCACTTAACCGTGGCTTTTTCCATTTAATAAGCCTGTTAATTTGAGTCATTGCAATGCTTATGTGGCATAAAAACAACGATTGACTATAATTGTAACATCAAGTATAATATTAGCATTAGCAATAGGAGAACTCATGTCAAACTTTATACTCAAGTTTTTAACCCGTATAAACCGTAAACGTGT